AGCCGCTGTTTCTCCAGAACGTTGGTTTAGAAGAAACGATAAATCTGGCCGCCGATGCACTACAAAAATCACAGAATGGCGGCGATATTCCGGACAAAAAACAATTTGCGAGAACTATCGGCGCGGTAACGTCGACCACCATTACACTTGGCGAATCAGGCTGGTTCAAAATCGCCACGGTTGTAATGCCGCAGGCTACATCAACTGCGGTGATTAAACTGTACGGTGGGGCGGGGTTTAACGCTGGTTCACCTGAACAGGCGGCAATCAGCGAACTGGTATTGCGTGCCGGTAATGGTTCACCTGTTGGAATAACTGCCACGTTGTGGAGACGCTCGCCTGCTGCTGCTAACGAGGTCGCATGGGTTAATACATCAGGCGACACCTACGATATTTATATTAATATCGGCCAGTATGCGTACTGGTTAATTGCGCAATATGATTACACCGGTAATGCAAATGTCACGCTGCACAGTACGCCTGAATATTCATCAGTTCAGCCGGGAAACTCAACCAGCGGTCAGACATATACACTGTTTAATAGTCTGATGAAACCCACAGCCGGTGACGTTGAGGCACTGTCAGTTAATGGAGGGCGACTGAATGGGTCTTTAGGCATTGGTACTGACAATGCGCTGGGCGGTAATTCAATTGTGCTCGGTGATAACGATACCGGGTTTAAACAGGATGGCGACGGCGTTCTGGGTATTTACGCCAATAATGCCCGGGTCGGTTATATCGATAATTCCGGGTTACACATGTCAGTAGATGTTCTCACTAATGGTGGCATACGAGCAGGTGACGGAAAAAGGCTTTCACTGACGAGCAATAATAATTCGACAATGACAGCCACGTTTAATTTATGGGGCGATGCAAACAGGCCAACAGTTATTGAACTGGACGACGATCAGGGATGGCATCTGTACAGCCAGCGAAATCCTGATGGTTCGATTGTCTTTACGGTCAATGGCGATATCACCGCTAACACGCTTCGTGCAGGCGGGGCCATCTATCAGAATAACGGCGACATCTTTGGTTCTGTCTGGGGGAATAGCTGGCTGAGTCTGTGGATTAATAATAATTTCGTCGCAGATGTTCAGTTAGGGGCTGGCACATCAGTGACTACCTGGAACAATGCAGGTTCCTGGCCTAACACTCCCGGATATGTAGTTACCTCCGTCTGGAAAGATTATCAGGGCGAAAATATTGATGGTATTGCTTATGCGCCTTTGCAAAAACGAGTCGGGAATCAGTGGTATACCGTACAAGGGGGAACGGCATAATGAAAAAATATCAGGATATTAAAAATTTCAGACTTATTGACGCGCCCGTAAACAGGGGTAAAACGCAGTCCGAAATAAATATAGGTGCATTTTTTTTGGAATCGGAAGACGGGCAGGACTGGTATGAATGTCAGTCATTATTTTCTGATGATACCGCAAAAATCATGTACGACCATGAGGGGGTTATCTGGGGTGTTGTTAATAAGCCAGTCCCGCAACGAGGAAACACATATGCTGTATCAATGCTGTGGCCGGTTAATATGTCTGTTGCGGAAATAGCCGCTGCTGACTGTCCTGATGATTGTCGTGGTGATGGTATGTGGTTATATCAGGACGGTAAAGTTGCTCAACGGGTTCATTCGCCGGAAGAGCTGCGTAAAAAGGCGGAGGCTGAAAAAGTTCGCCGCCTGGCTGAGGCTGAATCAGCCATTGCACCACTGGCGCGGGCAGTAAAACTAAAAATTGCCACAGATGAGGAGATTAAACGGCTGGACGCCTGGGAACTCTACAGCGTAATGGTTAACCGTGTGGATACAGCTTCCCCTGACTGGCCTGATGTGCCTGTAAGCCAGTGATATGACGTTGTGAAAAAACAGGTTAGAGTCAATAAAATACACTAGCCTGAAGTAATAAATGAGTGATGGTCAGACGGCGAAATTCTGTCTGGGTTATCTCCTTTTTGAATATATTATATCTTCCCATTCGCATCCTGGTTTTCTTTAAGAACTGATACTGCTGTTTGTAATAATTCTTTATTATCCAGCCATGCCTTGGCCTTTATATTCCCTTCGATATAATCAAGCAATGTCCTGGTATTGATAGGCCTGCCCTGTTTCGCCACCTCCACTACTGCATCACCCAGGATAATACGAACTTTAGGAAGTTGAGAGGGGAACCACTTTAGGGTATCTTTTGATTTCATTAAGAAATGTTCCTCAAAATATTGTTAATTTTTTGATGGTAAGGTAGAGACATTAATTCAGGAAATGTTTGTTTTTACTCATCAGTTTTGTCTGGATTATTTGATATGCCTATTCCTACTTTGATTACAGCATAGCTAAAAATACTGAATATGATAAGCAGGGAAATTATTATCAGTGTATTGTCCATATATCCTCAGAAGTACATTTTATTATGTATATTGCTTTGACAGTTTTTTATCTGGAAAGTTCATTTTTGGATGTAACTTTGTGTTTTTTACTGGGAATTATAAAGTTCAGACAATCAGCGTGGTTTTTACTGTTGTCTGTACTAATAATTTTCTCAAGCATAAGAGTTTCATCATAAGTGCCTGAAGACCCTTTGTCCTGGTATCCATCGTTATGCACGATCAGGGATGCATAGACATTTTTATTTGTACTGTGATGCTTTTTTAAGCTTCTCAGTGTGGTTTTTTCTCCGTTAAGCCAGTATATCTGGCGTGTGTGGCATGGTTGAAATGCGCTTATATCTTGGCCCCAGAAGTATATTCCATCCACCTGGCTATAATCATCTTTACTCTTACCTGACGAGCATCCTGTTATTATAACTGTGAGTACAAGTAAAGATGACAATGTTATGCTGCTTTTCATGATTTATCCAGTATTTTCAGCGCAGTAGATAATGGTTCTTTATCTTCGAGCCATTGCTGCTCTTTTTGTTCATGTTTTAACTGAGAGATAAGATTCTCGCTGTTGATTTTTTTAGACTCCAGGATGAGCTGCAGTAACGCTTTACCATAAATAATCTCTATATCTGAAAGTAAGTTAGGTGGGTATGATGATATGTCTAAAGTGTTCATGGTCGACTCCTGAAAAATATTTATGAGTTACAACAGATTGATTTTACTGGCTTTAATATGCTGTGATAATAGTCAGGTTGAATCATAAAACAGTATGAACCTTTTATTGATGGCAATATACATTTATTTGAGAATATTTATAAGCAACTGATTGTTATGATAAGTTGTGATTAAGGTCAATTGAAGCATCATCCGACGCAAAAACAATCTGATTTTTATTGGTATATGCTGTATATTACTTCAACAAGCATATAAATATTACTGATAATAATTCGGTTCTTATACAGTGAAACACACTGTGGGCAGTAATCAGCTAAGCTAAAATTTTTCACAGAAGAGTCAGGATCCTGGAATCGCAACAGATGATGAGAAAGCGCAACTCGACGAATGGAAAAAATACAGGGTATTGGTAAACCGGGTTGACACCTCAAATCCTGACTGGTCGGAGAAACCAGCCAGTAGCGATTATTTATGATGTGGCGCTGTCGACACACGGGCTGTACTGGATTCTGTTATCGGCTGACCGGAAGTGAGTTAAAAAACGGGATTACCGCGCTAACTAAAAGCATGAGGGAAGGTTGTGGCATCCGGTGAACCTGTAGGAATCCCATAACTGATTAAGGACGGAAACCACCAGATGCCACAAAGATGTTATGACGCATGTTGTTGTGGGAAGTCAATAAAGGGGATGGTTTTGTTTAAAAAACAGTCTATCATGGTGAGAAAATGATTTTGATAAGTAGGCTAACTTTCTGAAAATACTGCGTACAAAAATGCTACTTTTTTCTCATGTTATTAGATAAGTTAATGTTAAATAAGAATATTGGGACGGTCTCGAAAACCGGAGTAGGGGCAACTCTACCGGGGGTTCAAATCCCCCTCTCTCCGCCACAATTCAAACACTTAGCTCATCTTCTTTCAGCGATCAGTCTCACACTTAGAATACACTTAGAATATTCTGTTAGAATATTACGTGAAAAACGTATCGCCATCTTATGCTTTTTCTGCCAGAAGAGGGGGCCAGGGATGGTGTTATTTTTACTTTTCGATCATAAGTCAACTCCTGGTTTTCTGCCCCGCTCTTTCGCCGTACCCCATCTGGATTAATATTGATGTCACTCGCGGCGACTTAACGCCGTCGTCCTCGGTCATCGTCGCACCCGGCCTGTTGCCCGACATGTTCCCCTGTAGACATGGGCGCCGGGCAGAAGATTAATTGCTGTGAGGGAAACGCGCTGGCGCGTGGCGATAACTTACGCTGCGGGACTGTCGACGCTGTACAGAAAATCTGGCCTCCAGGCTGGCTTAAATATGCGCACATGACAATACAACCGGAAAATTTACAAAACCCATAATTTGAACTGAGAGAGAAACTTACAAACGAAGCGACGAAGATTTAAACAGTCGTAGCGACTCCGGTATCTTGCGCGCATGTTCAAATAACACTACTGTATATAAAAACAGTATTCGAGGTATGGATTATGGAATTTTTCAGACCTACAGAGTTGCGCGAAATTATTCCTCTCCCATTTTTCAGTTACTTAGTGCCGTGTGGATTCCCCAGCCCCGCGGCGGACTACATTGAGCAGCGTATCGATCTTAATGAGTTGCTCGTTTCTCATCCCAGCTCAACATATTTTGTCAAAGCCTCGGGGGATTCAATGATTGAAGCAGGCATCAGCGACGGTGACCTGCTGGTGGTGGATAGCTCACGGAACGCTGACCACGGTGACATTGTAATTGCGGCAATTGAAGGAGAGTTCACCGTAAAACGGTTGCAGTTGCGCCCGACAGTGCAGTTAATCCCCATGAACGGCGCCTATCGACCTATACCTGTCGGCAGTGAAGACACGCTCGACATATTCGGGGTGGTGACCTTTATCATTAAAGCGGTCAGTTGATTATGTTCGCGCTCTGCGATGTTAATAGCTTTTACGCCTCCTGCGAAACGGTCTTTCGTCCTGATTTATGTGGCCGACCGGTGGTGGTGTTATCAAACAATGATGGCTGCGTTATCGCGTGTAGCGCCGAGGCGAAACAGCTCGGTATCGCACCAGGTGAGCCATACTTCAAACAGAAAGAACGCTTCCGGCGATCCGGTGTTGTTTGCTTCAGCAGTAATTACGAGCTTTACGCTGATATGTCGAACCGGGTAATGACCACACTCGAGGAGATGGTGCCGCGGGTAGAAATTTACAGCATTGATGAGGCCTTTTGTGATCTGACGGGGGTACGAAACTGCCGGGATCTGACAGATTTCGGGCGCGAGATAAGAGCGACGGTCCTGAAGCGCACGCACCTGACTGTCGGTGTAGGCATTGCCCAGACGAAAACCCTTGCCAAGCTGGCTAACCATGCTGCGAAAAAGTGGCAGCGCCAGACCGACGGGGTGGTTGACTTGTCGAACATCGATCGCCAGCGTCGGCTGCTGGCCCTGATACCCGTGGAGGATGTCTGGGGTGTCGGCAGGCGCATCAGTAAGAAGCTCAATGCCCTGGGCATCAAGACTGCTCTCGATCTCTCTGAACAAAGTACCTGGATCATCAGGAAACACTTCAATGTCGTGCTGGAGCGTACCGTGAGAGAGCTTCGCGGAGAGCCATGTCTGGAGCTCGAAGAGTTTGCGCCGGCAAAGCAGGAAATCGTTTGTAGTCGCTCTTTCGGCGAGCGGGTCACAGACTATGAGGAAATGCGCCAGGCTGTTTACAGCTACGCTGCGCGCGCGGCAGAAAAACTCCGCGGCGAGCACCAGTACTGCCGTTTCATTTCAACATTCGTCAAAACATCACCCTTTGCCCTGAACGAGCCCTACTACGGTAACAGCGCCGCGGTGACGCTTCTCACCCCCACGCAGGATTCACGTGACATTATCAATGCGGCTGTGAAATGCCTGGATAAAATATGGCGCGACGGCCATCGCTACCAGAAAGCGGGGGTGATGCTGGGTGACTTCTTCAGTCAGGGCGTAGCGCAACTCAACCTTTTCGACGATAACGCGCCGCGCGCCGGTAGTGCGAAGTTGATGGAAGTACTGGACCATCTTAACGCAAAAGACGGGAAGGGGACGCTGTACTTCGCCGGGCAGGGGATGTCGCAACAGTGGGCTATGAAGCGAGAAATGCTTTCGCCTCGGTACACCACAAGATACTCTGATCTACTGCGTGTTAAGTAACTTGTGCGATCAATGCCTGAGATGGTTGCCAAATCATCCCCGTTCTCTAACCGGTTTTGGTCGCACAAGATCACAGGAACCTCTCACGATGAGGCGCATGTATCCTGGTTTACGACATCAGAAAATGTGGCGNCGGTCTCGAAAACCGTTGCGGGGGTAACTCCGCCGAGGGTTCGAATCCCTCTCTCTCCGCCACTATTCAAGCACTTACGTGATTTTCTTATAGTGATGAAAATCACGTTGAGAAAAAATGAGAAAATTCGGTGAGAAAAAAACGCCAGAATTTTTACTGGCGCACATCGAAAAGCTCAACGCTTCCTGTCCAGGGTTGGGCTCATTTTCACCTTGCGATCGTAAACAAGAACCTGGGATTCGGTTTTGTGGCCACTGTACTTCTGCTTGTCTTTCGCCGTTCCCTCATAGTCTGAAATCCCCTTTGCCTTTAGATCGTGGAAAGTGCAGTCAAGAGGACGTCCCAGATCATCCCCCGCAGCCTTTCGCGCCTTTCTCCACGCCTCGTTAAATCCTTTATAAGAATAACGCTCGCCATACATAGTCCTGATAACAGGGCCTTCCTCTCCCCATTCACGACATATTTCAACGGCATCACGTAAGCGATCTGTCCAGGATTTAATTTGTTTAACTCCGGTTTTTCCTTGCTGAATAAAAATTCCTTTCTCCAGTATTTGATTCCAGTTCATTTTCAATACATCAGAAACTCTGGCAGCACATAAATAAGCTATTTCCATTGCAGCCCTGACGGCTGGCGTTGCGTTATTATATATCGCTCTGTACTCTTCATCGGTAATATATCGATCGCGTTGAGGCTTAGGAAACTTATCCACACCAACGCAAGGATTACCAGGAACATAACCACGTTGATAACTCCAACGAAATACGCGCGACATAGAGCTGTGTTCATGATTCGCCTGGACACGGCTTTTTTGCCCACGGGCATCCATATAACGCCGGATATGTTCTGGCTTTATTGCTTTAGCTTCGGCATCACCAAATACGGCAAGTATATATTTCTCATGTGCCAGATAATCTTTCTGCGTTCTTGGGGCCAGATCAGCATAATCGGCACTGGCAAGAAATTTTCGCCATAATTGTGTGAATGTAATTCTGTTTTTTCTACCCTCAACTTTTTTTTCGTAAGCCACCCAGACCTCAGCTTTAGTTGCATCAGCTGGAGCTATATTTTCTGTTGATCCTCCCGGTTTCCAGTAGTAACCAGAAGGGCGAAAGAATACACCCTTTGGCATCCACTCATTACCGGGCGCACGTTTGCGACCCATGTTAACTCTCTATAGCGTCAAAATTCATGCCTGGTACAGGCTGATACCCTGCTGGTGGAAGAAGGCGCGAAACTGGGTGATTTATATGATACCAGGTTGTTCTGATTGAACCGTCCCGGCGTTCTATAAAATAAATACCGTTCAGCGTTAATACTTCTTTCTGGAGTGATTTCTGGCTTGCTCCTGTAGCATCTTCCAGTTCCTCCTCAGTCAGGAAGCGATCGCTCATGAGTTGCTTCTCCATCTAACCGGCTGCACCCGGTTTAAATCAGATATTGTTGCTGGTGGGCGGGATCAGTTTCTGCCAGATAGCTGAAACGTATTTCGCCTGATGCCTGGCATCAGCCAGCGCGTTGTGCATATCGCCTTCGAACGGCATGTCACGTTTGGGATCGAAGCCGATTGCACGACCCAAAGTAACCATCGTGCGGACGTCATGATCGTTCCGGTAATTCCACAGGCAGGGGAGGCTGGCACGTTCGAAAGCGCCACGCAGGATAACGTTATCGAAATTGGCACCGTTACCCCATACCTTCAGGTATTTCAAATCGTCGGCGTGACAGGTGATAAAGTCATTGAACTCAATAAGCGCGGTCGTAACAGATACTGCATCAGCGCAAATAGCCGCTCGCGCTTCCGGGCTTTGTCTTAACCACCATAGAATGGTATCGCCATCAGGAACGGCACCTTGTTCCATTGCGCTTTCAAGGCTAACGGCGGTATAGAACTCAGGTCCAATTTCACCACTTTGCGGATCGAAGAACACAGCACCGATGGAGACAACAGGCGCGTTAGGTTTTTTACCCATAGTTTCAAGGTCGATCATCAAGTTATTCATAAATTAGTTGTCCCCTGTTGCGGTGCTGCTACGAAAATGTTCAACGCCTTTATTCCAAATAGCCTTAATCGTCGTCCAGCTGACAGGAACCTCAATTTTAATTCGCCCGCTGCCGTCGCAGCTTTCGCATTCTTCGTCGGCCAAGCATTCAGGAAAGCTTATAAAAGTAGTTTCTAAAAACTCACCGGATAGCAAACTCTTGGCACCGTTCTCAGCAGTTAGTTTCTTCGGCACCATAACCCAATCATCCGGAATTACCGGAGAGTTGCCAATAAGAGCCTCATGATAGCGCTCAAGCCTGACGTATTCCTGCACCTTATTACCATCGCATGCGAGCAACCACTGAGCAGCTTTTGCACCATCTGTGTGGAATGCGCAGGTGCGCCCATCATCAAATTGCATTTCGTAGAGGTCAGCAACCTGCTCAAACTGCGTTTGTGGCAACTCGTAAGTTTGGCTTACAGGCTCAGCTTCCAGCGATGCCAGCGCGATACGCGCCAGTTCCATTTGTTCGCCACGGGTAAGCCCGTTTTCAAGAGGACTTTTAATGAACAATTCGATACGTTCTTTGGTAATAGTGGTCATGGGTTAGTCCTCAGCCTGCCGTGCTTTCAACCTGGTTAGGAAATGTCAGGCACTCATTAAAGGTTGCGCCGATACGCATAGCGGAAGGGATAAATTCGCTTTTCCCCTTCTCTACTTCATCAAAAATTTCGTCATAGCGAGTCACATCAAACAGCGATACTTCACAATCGCCAGTCGTCGCAAACGCGATCCGATTTGAGGGACACTCCGCCAGTAGCTTATTGAGTTTCTTTACCCAGGCTTTTTCCTGTTTCGTCAAAGTAGCCATATCACTCCCCCTTAACCTTGATGCCAGCGGTGCGTATTTCGTGTATCGCATTGTCATTACCAGCACACCAACCCTCGGCATAATCCCGGCTGAATCCGCTCATGTGCATGACTTCGCCAACGCTGCGTTTTGACAGGTTGACCGTCCGCGCCTCCAGTTCTGCTATGCGCTGCCGAGCAGACTGATAAGCATCGATAACCACGTCCAACAATTGCCCGTCACACAGCAGGTTGCTAAGTTCAGGCTTCCACGCTACGCAGTCATCATCCGGGTCTTGCATGTTGTAGACGTAAGTATCAAAGGCACCCATAAAGCGCCCGAATCCACCTTTGTCGTCTACCAGCACTTGCCAGGAGCGGAGAAGGAACAGTTTTTGGTTACGATCTAAATCCGTCCGGGATAGCTCATCGGCGATAATGCTGATTTCACTACCGTGCCAGCGAGCATCATTACGTTGTGCAGCATGAAACAGCTTCCATAAATACTCAGTTTCTTCTTGGTCCGGGCGGCATTGCTTCAATGTATGGACTGTCATGCTGCACCGCCTTCAACGCGCTCCCACAAACGTCTTGATCTGATTGCCTTCACTACAGACTCTTTATCTTTTATGCAGCACATTGGCGTAGCTCCATCAGTTCATTAAAGCGGGCCATAAACAGGCCGAAAGCCTGACCGGGGCGAAGGGGGTAGATTTCGAATAAATCTGTCGGGGGGATACCTTCCAGTATTACCCAGGGAATACTGTCATCAATATCCAGATCGCGGCGTTCAGTTGCCAGCATGGTAAGATCTGCATACTTCACTACGCTGGCTTCTTCCAGTGGCAAGCCAAACTTAAAGCGGATCAGTTGATCGGTACGTTTCTCAATCTCGCGATAATCAGGCAGTAACGCTTTTAATGGGGCAGGGATATCCTGGCAATACGCTTCGGCTGCGTCGTGCATCAGGGCTTCAAAGGCAAACTCCGGTGATACAAGCTGGCTGCACAGTACGGAATGCTGCGCCACGCTATAAAATTCAGGGAGATGTCCGGAGAAGCGGCAAATATTGGAAAGCGCCACGGCGATATCTTCAATATCAATGTCGTCAATAGTTGCGCTGAGATAATCAAATTGTTTACCTGAAAGTGTTTGAATAAAACTCATCGTTGGTTCTCCTTATAATTTATTTCGCGCTGCACCGCGTGAATTTTGGTTGTGCGAATCCCTCGCCGGGTGGCGATAATTAACAGAATTACGCTTCAATAAATCCCCGCGGCGCCGGGGATTTAATGCAGAGCAATTACGCTTTAAAGTTACCGATGAACGTTTCTACTGATTCACCGTCGAATTTGTTGATCAGCATGTCGCGGAATTCATTGGCGATCGCTTCTTCCTGCGCTTCCAGTTGTACGATACGCAGAACAAAGCGAGGTTCATCACCGGTCAGCAGGCTGTTGCGGAGGCTGAACGCACGTTCGCCGAGACCCTCATACGGAACACATTTGAACTCAAAAGCCACCGGCATAACATCTTTGCTGCTGGCCTCAATGCTTTGCATAAGGGATTTCTTACCGCTGAAATCGCCATCTTCATGATCCTGCTGGGTTGCCTGTTGGATCGTAATGCGGCGAACAGCCTGGGCAGCCTGTGAAATCTGCATTGTGTTACCGTCAGAATCGAACGCCAGGAGATAATCGCTCCAGTCTTCAAGCCATTCGGCGATCTGTTTTTGTTTCAGGCGTTCCCCGTTGATCTGTAGCAGGGCGCGGAATGGTGCAGTCTGTTTCAGCGTGATAGAAGCAGCGTTGTCTGCATGACCGGGGTTATCCAGCGTACCAATATTGAAAACTGAGCGAGCTGTCATATGGTCAGCATCAATAAAGCAGCGTGCTTTTTCGGTTGCACTGGCATAGCCCTTTGAATAACGGACAAAGTCTTCAATGCTGGTGGTAGTCATGGTGCCGCGGAAGCGGAAACGCTCCAGAGCAAAGCGTTCGAGGCTTTCAACACCTGTTCCGGCAGGTAATAATGCTGTCGGGCAAGCCAGCCCCTGAATATCGTTCAGGTGATAGCCAGAAAGGACCAGGTCTTTTACCTGCTGAAAAGTGCCGCTGTCTAACTGAGACATAAAAATTCCTTATTAACTAGTGATCAAAGTGGTGGCAGTGATTTGGTTAGCTGCGGTTCACTGAGCCGCTTTAAGCTTTCCGTCAGTAGTGCCTTTAATACTGAGCAGTTGACCCTGATCTTCCTGCAGTATGGTGAGCTTTCCGCCCTTGTTAACCCACATTGGGGTTTCTGTTGTGTCCTCTTCTGACGCTTTACCGCGCGGCGTCGGAGTACTGTACTGCAGCTTGTGTTTAATTTTGACGCGCTTCTCTTCGACTGAATTTCCCATGCGCTCAAAATCAAAGGTGAGGACTACCTTGCCTTTATTGCCGTTATTCAGAACGCCTAATCCGACAGTATTCAGCGCTGCCGCGATTTTGTTCATGAACACGCCGGCATCCAGTTCGCCCAGAAAGTCGGGCACTACGGTCATGCGGTCATCATTCATCGTTAACCCCTCAAGATGGCGGTTGCCACCGCCAGTTGGTTTCTCCACAAAACAGAAAAGAGCACCTGCTGTAACAGCTTTCCGGGTGGATGGGGTAATGAGCCCGTCGCGCGGAGATGCACTTTTCTGTTGTGTAAAAAGGTCGGCGTCACGGCAGAACACTGTCGCCTTCCTCCTGTTGTTGGAAGAGCCGGACGCCGACAAGTCTTCACACAGCAATAACGTTGTGGTGCCGGGTGCCTCCCGGTATCTGGCGAAGGTTGCACGCCAGACGGGTGCTTAACTACAGAGGATCGACTGTCAGCTTCAACCTTACCCGCGTGCGCTGAGCCGCATTCACCACAACGATGAGAGCATTACCGGTGTCCGAATTGAACGGACCTTTTCTCTGCCCAACCCACCTCACTAAAGAGGTCTGTCTGGAATCGAACCAGCACTTATGCCTTGCTCGTCAATACTCTCATCGTTGTGTGCCTGTCTTTTCACCACATCAGGCTCGGTGGTATCCTTATAAGCCCCACAGCTTTAAAGGATTTTTTATGCCTATTTTAGAAACTACGTTGAATAGTGATTCTTCCAATGAAGGCCTTGCCGCTGATGTTCGTGCTCTAAAGATTGCGGTGGCCCTTTTGGTTACCAGAATTCCGCTGGAGCACAAGCCTTATGCCGTTTGTGATGCGTTAAATAACTCAGGAGAGAGCAGTGCATCTGAGCTTGCTGACCTGATTAAACAGTTTCTCGACAAGGCGCATAATCGAACTTAACTGACAGTTTTTTGGCTATTAAACAGGCGCTTTCTTCGTCTCCCATCTCTTGAGCAGCTTTTAGAGAAGAAATAGCCATCTCTGAAAGAGCTGTTATCAGCTGCCAGAATTCGATGCTGGCAGCATTATTCATTTCCGTACTTCTTGTGCTTTCGGTAGTACTGGTATTTGCCAGAACACCTACGCAGCGAACAACGCACTCAGAACAGATTGCTGGATCAGCATTACCGCCTTTAGCGATAATTTTTTTTGCATCCATTTCATTGGCCCCGCAGAAGGAGCATGTGTAGTAGTTATTCATCTGAACTCCTGTGTAATGCATCATTGCGACTCATCCGGTCATTCGTATGCCACCGGCGGCTAC